GTGTTTTGGCTTTTTCAGATCTACGGATCCCAGGGCATGAAAGACTGGGTAGGAAGGGTGCCCGGTGTTTTGCCCTTTTTCGATCTATGGACCATAAAACACGAAACACTGGGTATGCCTGGGTGCCCGGTGTTTTGCCCTTTTTCAGATCAATGGATCCCAAAACACGAAACACTGGGTAGGATCATGCCGGCCTGCTTATCATTGCCGGCTTGGGTAGCATGGATCCCAAAACACGAAAGACCGGGTATGCCTGGGTGCCCGGTGTTTTGGCTTTTTCAGATCAGCTGGATCCCAGGGCATGAAAGACTGGGTAGGAAGGGTGCCCGGTGTTTTGCCCTTTTTCAGATCATTGGATCCCAGGGCACGAAAGACTGGGTAGGATCATGCCGGCCTGGATCCTGCTTATCATTGCCGGCCTGGGTAGCATGGATCAGCTGGGAAAAGTGAGCTGGGAAGGGTGCCCGGTGTTTTGGCTTTTTCCGATATAAGCTCATTTTCTTACATTGGGATTTTTTTTCGCGCTGTTGACCACCCGCGCTCGACACCCACCTTAGTGTAAACATTCTTACTACCCCCTGGGTACCTGGTTATGGATACTATCCGTACCACACGTGATACTATTTGTACCGGTGTTTCGTCAATTAATAATCAGCTGGATCCCAGGGCATGAAACACTGGGTAGGATCATGCCGGCCTGCTTATCATTGCCGGCCTGGGTAGCACGGATCCCAGGGCACGAAAGACTGGGTATGCCTGGGTGCCCGGTGTTTTGACTTTTTCAGATCAGCTGGATCCCCGGGCATGAAAGACTGGGTAGGAAGAGTGCCCGGTGTTTTGGCTTTTTTAGGTCAATGAATGCCAGGGCACGAAAGACTGGGTAGGTATTATTGCCGGCCTGCTTATCATTGCCAGCCCGGGTAACATGGATCAGCTGGTAAGAGAGAGCTGGGAAGGGTGCCCGGTGTTACGTCAATTATGGATCAATGGATCCCAGGGCACGAAAGACTGGGTAGGATCATGCCGGCCTGGTACATGGCTTGAGAAACTGAAACATGGGATAAATATTCTTAAGGTGGGTAAGGTGATAATAATCATGGTTACGATATGACATATTATCGTAACCATAGATCATTTTCAACGAGGAAAAATCTTAAGGTTCGTTTGAAGTTTTATTATCAGTTTTATCAATGAATGCCTGGTTCTTTTTTATAGATTGTTTTAGCGCCCCCATGTCTCTGAAGTTGCTGTAATAACTCCGATTAGCCAGGCCTTGCAGTTGGATCAAGTCTTTTAGTGCCTGGGTAAGATCATCTGATACGCCGGCCTTCTTTAGTTCCTTGGTAAGTCTATCTGTTACCAGGTAAAAAAGATCGTATGCTTCTATGAGCAATTTATCTTCCATGACAATCCTTTCGATGATCTTATTATACAAAAGACCGAGTATGCAGGGGCGCCCGGTGTTTTGGCTTTTTACGAGCTGTGGATCCCAAAACACGAAAGACTGGGTATGCCTGGGTGCCCGGTCTTTTACCCTTTTTGGATCGATGGACCATAAAACACAAAACACTGGGTAGGAAGGGGTACCCAGTGTTTTGGCTTTTTCAGATCAATGCATCCCAGGACACGAAAGACTGGGTAGGATCATGCCGGCCTGGTATCCTGTTTCCTTAGTATGTCTGATAATTGATCCATATCGTAAAGAGGGATAGAAAAGCATGGCCCCCTGGTTCCTGTATCTTTCATACCAGGTAATTGGTTACTACCCACAATCCCTACTGCTTCATGGATCTTATTCTCTGAGTCTGATAATAAGGATATGAGGTTTACAAGATCTACATGGAACCCAAAAGCAGGGTACCCAGGGATTTCAAAATAAAACTCGGTTGTATTGCCGGCCATCATGTCGGTGGTTACCTGGTCATTCAGTACATCAATTGCAGTGTTGTTTGGCATTATTCTCCTTAAAGGTCTTGTAGTATATCTTTTACATCATCATTGACTAGACGGCCATAAATACCGTCTGTGATACCCATATTCGAGTGCATGAGGTTTTGGCTTATTGCTTTCATTTGAGCCATTGAAGTGGCCTTTTTGAGCGCATAAACTGCATGACCATGCCGGAATTTGTGGGCTGAAAGGTAGGGTATGCCGGCTTTCTTACATAGTAATATAAGTGCTTTGCGGAATTCGACCCGGCCGTTTACCGTGTTTCTCTTTCTATCCTGGATATTGCCCCAAGGATCCAAGACCGGGTACCAGTTAGCAGTTGAAGGAAGGCTCCCTCTTACCTCTTGATCCCATTCGGCAACTACAGACCGCAGCTGGGGAATATTCAAAAGGTAAGTAATGGCCGCCTTACTGTTTTTGGTTTTTACTCCCAGCTCTGGCAATTGGCTTACACTCCAGTCCTGGGCATTGAAGGCTTGAATAGGCATAGATAAAAAGGCTGTAATTCTCATTCCAGAAAGGAATAGGAAGGCAACGCCGGCACGGATCCTATGATCATTTGTGGTTATTGCCGGCACTTTGACTAGTTTTATTACATTATCTAGCGTATAGATTTCTCTTTTTACCAGGACTGCATTTTCACCCCTGGACCTTGAAGGTCTCAATGCCTCAATCGTGTTATGGTCCAGGCTTTTATACCGGGTTGGCCATTCACGCTTTACCCAGGAAAGAAAACCCCTCGAAACTTTGAATATTGACGAAAGGTAACTAGCGCTTAATAATGAGCCGTCTGGATTGGTTACCTTTTCCATGTACGCCTGGAATGAGGGCTTGATCTTACTGAATTCAGTAAAAGGGGTAGTATCTGCATATATCAGTAAGTGGTTCAAGCGCCCCATTGTGACCCGGCTGGTATTGGCTTGTACCTGCCTCACATCTACCAGGTATTGAATATGTGCTTTTACATCCAGGTAGTTTTGTCGGTTGATCATTTACTTTTATCCTTTCGTGTTGATATGAATCTTGCCATGCCCTTACCGCATACAGGGCACTTACCCTTTACTATTTCTATATCTCGCTTGTAGAGTTTTGCTTTTGGTTTTTGGATCTCCCTTACCTCTTTACAGGTGAAACAGTAACCATGATCATCTGGCATGGGTTCCTTCCTGGTTATCACAGTAGCGAAACTCTCGACCCATTGTCTGTAAGCCTTGCCATTGATCCACATGTTGCCGTTTTTATCGGTTTCAGAGGGTGCGCCGGCCGGAATGTGTGAGCGATAGATAGTATTGACCGTAAGTCCGACCTCTTGCGCAATTTCAGACGGTTTGTACTGCATATCGAGTAACCGTTTCAAATTGCCTATGTTTTTTCTTGTAATTCTTATTGGTTTCACTTGTACCAGACCTCCGACTGGTTGGGATAACGCAGGCTCTGGTTTGGAATAAAAAAAGTACCAGGGCTTTTTTTTATTAATGGCCTGGTACTTATATGCTTTGAATATAAGATTGGTGCCTCTAGTCATGTGTGTGACCAGGCCGGCTAGCGCCTTGCAGTGCGCTTTTTGTATTTAACTTAATTATAGATATAAAGGTAAGGTAAAGCGAAAGATAACCTTAAAACATGTAACATTTTAAGGTGGATTGTGAACACCTCGTTGATAACCCTACTAAATCCACCTTATTTTAGCCAAAACTTGTATTAACTTTGATGGATCCGCAGGGGTGAAAGACTGGGTAGGAAGGGTGCCCGGTGTATTGCCCTTTTCAGATCAATGGATCCCAGGACACGAAAGAACGGGTAGGATCATGCCGGCCTGGGTAGCATGGATCCCAGGGCACGAAAGACTGGGTATGCCTGGGTGCCCGGTGTTTTGGCTTTTTTCGATCAATGGATCCCAAAACACGAAACACTGGGTAGGTATTATTGCCGGCCTGCTTATCATTGCCGGCCTGGGTAGCATGGATCCCAGGGCACGAAAGACTGGGTATGCCTGGGTGCCCGGTGTTTTGGCTTTTTTCGATCAATGGATCCCAAAACACGAAACACTGGGTAGGTATTATTGCCCCCAAGGGTGCCCGGTGTTTTGGCTTATTCAGGTCAATGAATGCCAGGGCACGAAAGACTGGGTAGGGAAGGTAAGATACATCCAAAATAACATTCTCACGCCGGCATTAAATCCCACTTAAAAGTGTAGTAATAGCCCACTATTCCTTACAATCCGTGAAGTTCGGAGGTTCGAGTCCTCTAGCGCCCATTTTTTCTCCCCAACGAGGGGAAACCGAGCAAAAACAGCCTCGGATAGCAAGGATCAGCTGCTCCGGATAGCACGGATAAAGGCAGAAAGGGCACCAGTATAAAAAAAAGCTGGTGTCCTTTTTTTATTCCAAACCACATCATGCGTTATCCCAACCACAAAACGCTGTTCAGGAGGCAGCACGGATGAAACAACTAACCCTATCTCAAGCACTCGAAGGCTATGTTCTCTTTGCCGAACCAAAGCTTTCCCCACATACACTCCAGGACTACTTCAACACGTTCCGCAAGTTCCAGGCTTACCTGGGTGAAGATCTGCTGTTCAATGATATCGATGTAGGCCATATTGCCGGCTTCATCAGCCAGTACCAGCATCTCAAGAAAAAGACCCTTAGAAACTACCATACCGGTCTCTCTGCCCTCTGGACCTGGGCATTCCAACAAAAGCTGGTAGACCAGAAAGTACCCCAACAATATACACCGCCCCGGCCGGACGAGTTGGCCATCGTGCCCTACACAGAAGCTGACATCAAAGCCATGCTGGCCAGCTGCCAGAAATCCAAGGCTTATATGTTGCCAGGATCCCGCGAGACAGCTGCAGATTTGCCGGAAGGTTTGCGTCTCAAAACCAGCCTGCTTTTGCTCCTTGACACCGGGATCCGTGCGAGCGAATATTGCAGTCTCAAATTCAAAGATGTGGATCTGCGCAATCGGAACATCATCGTCCTGGGAAAAGGCCGGAAAGAGCGTCAAATCCCGATCTCCAGCAGAACCTCCCAGGTGATCTGGACCTATTTTTCGACCCGCCCAGACATGCTGATCAACTCCCCGGCCTTTGCTACGATCAATGGCACCACCATCCATCGGGATAACTTCCTGAAGTCAATTTATCGCCTGGGAGACAGAGCAGGCGTGCAGGATCCAACCATCCATCGTTTCAGGCACACCTTTGCTATCAACTTCCTGCGAAATGGGGGCGATATCTATACCTTGCAAAGGATCCTTGGACATTCCACCCTGGACATGGTCAAACGGTATTTGTCTATTGCCCAGGTGGATATTCAGGCTGCTCATCGTCGTGCCAGCCCGGTCACGAATTGGGGACTTTGATAACCAAAAAACCGGCCCTCTCTATTGAGGGTCGGTAACCATTTGAAATTTAGTTTTACGATCGGCCATACGCCGAGATATGAAATACTTTGTCATACCTTGCTGTCAGAGCTGCCACATTGCCATACCACGGATCATGGATCCAGAATACGCCGTTAGTTTCAGCTAAGAACGTGATCCAGTGTTGTAGATAACCAGCACCGGGGATCATGTCCACCCTGCCCATCGCCGGTAAACCCTTCATCAACATCGACCTTACTGTATCTTCCCAGCCGTAGCCAGTTGGAAAAGCCTTGAATATCTCAAGCGGCACGCCATATTTGAGATTTGGTATCTGCCAGTACATTCTATTTGTTGGATTAAGGTAACCGTAGCTGCCAATGGGTCCAGAATTTAGAACAGTTCCGTATTCCAGCGGGGTTATTCCCCTGCCTAGAATCAGAGACAAACACGCCGAGGTATCTGTCACTAAACAACCCTGTTGCCCGATTGTGATCCCAGAGTTGCCCATTTTCAGCCATTCCCAGCGCGGATCCCGTTGGGACCATAAAGGAATTGGCAGTAGGTTGCGTTCATCTTTTTCAACCATTTTTTGCAGATAGCGGTCAGTAAACCACTCCCCGACCCCGATCCGTGCCCAGCGGTCAACCTCCTGGTACACATCTACCTTATCGCCGGTTTCGAGCGGCCTGACAACATTGCTCGAGCCAGGTTCTGGACGCACCTTCAACCTGACTGGTGCAATGTTCTTTACAACAGCCTTGTATAACGGCTTCTCAGGTTCTGGAACTGGTTCTGGCTTTGTGATGATTGGTAAGTACACTTCGTGTGTTTCAGCACGCCCAAAATAAGCATCAACTTCCTCTTTCGTGCCATTCCAACGGTCCAGATCAACGTAGTAGCTTTTCACGCCGTACAAACTCCCGTTGCCTTTTTCGCAGGTTTGATGAATAAGCCAGCGGTTCGCCCCAACTGGCATAATCGGTGGCGGTGGCATCTCTGGCGTAAAGAGAGGATAAGGTAGTCTTGTCCGATAATATGCCAACCACCAATCGGCGTTAGCGAGTCGTGGGTCTGTAACGAGCATATTATCCTGAACCCAATACTTACGAGAATACAGAATCGGGTATCTGCCAGTCACTTCCTTTATTCGCTCCATCATAATGAGCACTCTTCTTGCGACCTCTGCTTTCGATAATCCATGACCACTGCGTTCAAGGTCGAGCACCAGCCGGTCATAACGCCAATCAACGCCGGCACTGGTGACTGTATCAATGAGATGATTGGCTTGTCGCAAGGGGTCGCTCTCAGGGTACACGTAGCAATATGCGCCTCTGTTATGACCGGCAAGCCCTTGCCAATTTGCCCGAAACGTTGGGTCGGTATAACCCCAGCTCTCGGTTGCCTTCACGAACACATAAGCTGTGTTCGCTTTTATCTTTACAAAGTCGTTCACGCCTTGATGTTTGCTGATGTCAATACCGAGCGGGTAGGTCATAGCCAGTACCCATAAATTTCTATTATCATATTGTTCCAGGTGGTGCCAGTCTCGTTGTAGAAATAAATATCTCCATTCGCATCGCAAGGAATAATGCCCATCCCACCAGTTTGTACGTTGGCGACTTGAGATAACAAAGCAAATGGGTTTGATCCCACTTCTCCATCGCCTGGCTTGAGGATCGCATATTTACCAACGACACTGCATGACCCTTGAAATCTGACAAGCACAGCCTTTACCCATGCCGGAACACCGAAGACGCTTGATAAATCAATAACCCCCCGGTTCGCATCTGTTTTTGTGTCATTCCCATTCCAAGAGGTAGAGGTAAGAGGCGTGATAAGCGGCACGAACTGGGTGGAGATAGCAGTTGTGGCAGTGTATATAGTGCCAGTCGTACTTCCGTTTGTCTGTGATGCTGGGTAGGTGATCGTGGTGTAAGAGTTTGTTAATGTCTGGACTCTAACGCTCAGTCTTGAGTATGCATTAGTCAGACACACCTGCATTTCATAGGTTCCAACCGCAGTTTTGACAACTCTAAAGTGAGTTGAATCCGGACCGTGTATAACAGCGCGGTCTTGATCGTCCTGCACAATGCCAGATCGGGTTATGCTTACTTCATAGCGCAAGAAGTCCGTTAGAGCCTGTCCCCATCTTCCGGGGGTATAGTCTATATCAACGGCGAATGACGCGCCCCTGTAAGTTCCATCTCCGACAACAACGTCGGCAAGCTTATACCAGATTCCAGCTGTGTCAGAACTGGCAAAGTCTTTTCTGTATTCGCCAAGTTGGTTATTGAATGTGATTGTGCCTCTGATTGGACCGTGTACTGTAAGTCCGTCTGTAGTAGCACTATTGCCGATGATAACTTCAGCACCAGTTAATTGAATATCACGTCGGTTATCTGCAGGAGTATTAGTGAGTAGAATTGTAGGTACTGTATTGTAGGAGTAAATAGTTGGTAAAGCGGCTTGAATAGAAACAATAGAGTTATTATTGCTTTCAGCATATAAATTTATTACAGATGAAACGTCACCTGAATCTGCCATCTTGTTATCCATTGCAGCCAAATTAATCCCATGAATGGTTAATGGAGCATCCGTCTCTCCCCATCCGATTAATTCCCCTATTTTATAGGCATCATTATCAAAGAATTCTATTTTTCCTGCGCCTGACATTGCGTTATTATTAAAGAGTGATATGCCATTATTATCAAGAACCACATCGCCTTGCCCAGCATGTAACTTTCCATCAGCCCCAATGACAACCTGGTCAACGCCAGCTGCTTGACCTACAATCTCCAGACTATCAATTTGAATCCCATCAAGGCTCACATCTTTTGTACCGGATCCAATTTTGAAATAACCTCCAGTATCGATGGTCACTGCATGTGCAAGCACATCGCCTAACAAACCCTGCGCACCTTGTGAACCTTGTGGGCCGTCCGGCCCTTGACTTCCCTGAGCGCCCTGGTTTCCCTGGGGTCCTGTTGTGCCTTGGGCTCCTTCCAAACCCTGATTGCCTTGAGGCCCTGTTGTGCCTTGGGCTCCTTCCAAACCCTGATTGCCTTGAGGCCCTGTTGTGCCTTGGGCTCCTTCCAAACCCTGATTGCCTTGAGGCCCTGTTGTGCCTTGGGCTCCTTCCAAACCCTGATTGCCTTGAGGCCCTGTTGTGCCTTGGGCTCCTTCCAAACCCTGATTGCCTTGTGGGCCAACTAATCCTTGAGATCCTTGGGGACCAGTAGGTCCTGTCGCTCCGATTGCTCCTTGAGGACCAGTACTTCCCTGCGAACCAATAACTCCTTGATTACCCTGAGGCCCTGGCAGTCCTATAACACCTTGATTTCCTTGTGGTCCAGCAGGTCCTGCCGCTCCAATTGCTCCTTGAGGTCCAGAACTTCCCTGCACACCAATAGCCCCTTGCGGGCCAGTTGCGCCTTGCGAGCCAACAGATCCTTGAGGTCCTTGAGTGCCCTGTACGCCACGGGCTCCTTGGTTTCCTTGCGGTCCAGTAGGTCCTTGTGCTCCTGCAAGTCCTTGCGTGCCTTGACTTCCTTGTGCTCCTTCTTGCGAAAGTAATGTCCAATATGTCGCATTTGGTGGCTCATTCAGTGGCATAACAACATGCCAAAGAATACAAACATAAGAATTGCCGACATGATAAACAGCATCATTCTCATTGTATTCAGAAGCCGACATTGCCCATTCACCACGCCAATTCAATCCTTCAGGGCCAATCGGTCCTTGTGAACCTTGTGCACCCGTAGTGCCCTGGTATCCTTGGTATCCCTGAGAACCTATCACCCCTTGAGAACCCTGAGGACCCGTCGTTCCAACTGATCCCTGCTTTCCCTGATAACCTTGCGGTCCTATGGGTCCCTGCGAGCCAACGGCGCCTTGTGCTCCAGCTGCTCCTTGAGCCCCAGTGCTTCCCTGTGGACCATTTGCTCCAATTGGTCCTTGAGCACCAGTCGCACCATCATTTCCTTGAGAACCTTGAAGACCTTGAGCACCAACGCTGCCTTGCGTACCTTGTGGTCCAGTGGCTCCGGTTGCACCTACACTTCCCTGGTTCCCCTGATATCCCTGTGGCCCGATAGCACCTTGAGGTCCAGTTGCTCCTATGATGCCTTGAAGGCCTTGTGATCCAGTTGCACCTTGCGCCCCTTGAGATCCTTGTACGCCTTGCGAACCGTTTATGCCTTGATTTCCTTGGGGACCTTGTATTCCCTGCGCGCCTATCACCCCTTGAGAACCTGTAGCTCCTTGGAAACCTTGCGCACCTTGAACACCTTGAGCGCCTTGTGCACCTGTCTCCCCTTGATGTCCTTGGTGGCCCTGAAAACCTTGCGCTCCCTGGTGCCCAAACTCATACCAGTCGGTATCAGTTTCATTTCTTATTTTCAGGACCGCCATTTGCATTCTCCCGCAGGTTGGTATCCTGGCTTGACTGCGATCAGATCAGAGATGACATAAGAAATGTTATTTGTTCTATGCCAGTCTGAAGGAAACATTGTTTCGAGGTAGCTTATCTGGAATTTGCCAGTGAAGTCAGGGATATATTTTGAGTAGTTCGGGTCTGTGTAATACCAGAAACTATTTTCGTTCCAGAATGAAACGTGGGTTGGGTCCTGGAAGGCACCCCGACCATCAGTGGAAGGAACAGAGATAAGCATCCAACCACCAGGGACGAGGGCTTTGTATGCACGATTCATAAACTCAATTGGATTGTGAATATGCTCTACGAAATCAGCAGCTCGTATAACCCCTACTGAATTATCAGGAATGCTACCCCAATTGGATTCAAGGTCCATGACCAGCTTGGCTGGCTCGTATTTATCCACACTTACAAAGTGTGGTCTTGGATTGTGTGCCCCACCCAGATCGAGGGCTAATAGATTGTTATCCTCGCACCACCTAAGGATCATTCGTTCTTTGTACTTGTGGTAATTACGCATGGATTGATCCGCGATTTCTTTACCTTTTTCGATAAAGGTGTTGTCACTACGCATCGAATAATAGTAAAGAACATCCGGAATATACCGGAATCCTTTTTCTCCGTAAGCAATATAGAATCTGCAGATTAGATCGTGATCATCACCGACTGCCAGGCTTGGATCGTGTCCACCTACCTTGATGTAGGCTTCTCTATCCCAGGCGCGGAGATGGTTAGGAGCCCAGAATATCTGCCTTAGCGTAGCAGGGAGGATTTCGAATGAGAGATTATACGGAAACTCTTTACCACCTATGTTTTTTGTGGAATATTTCCAGCCGTAGTAACTTCCGTAGAGATTCGAACTGCCATCGTCTTTGAACTCAATGCAATCAGAATAGGCAAATTTTGTTTCCTTGTCTGAAAAAGTGTCAGCGATTCTGGCCAATGCTGTTTCTTCCAGGCTATCATCAGCGTCTAACTCTAAAATCACGCTGCCAGTGGCATATAAACAGGCCTCTCGCTTGAGTAAACCGATGCGGCCTTCGCCATCAAAGTAAAAAATCTTGATTCGTTCATCAACAGGGAGAGAACTTGCGTCTCCGCCATTGTTGACCAGGACGATCCATTCGAAGTCAGGATTGGTTTGCGATGCCAGAGATTGCCAGCCCTTCAAAATATACGGGTTGCCTTTGTGATGCAGGGGAGTAATGATGCTAATCACTTGGATCCACCCATACCATTCCTGCAAAAGTGGTTTCTGGAGGGGTTGCACTAATGCGACTGATGATAAGTTCTGCTGGGCGAAAGGGCTTGGTTGTCCATGCCAGTATCCCATTCCAAAATATTGAAAAGGGTCCACCTGTTGTGCGAAAGAATTGCAATTCCACATCAGCATCCGACCCATCATGGTTCAATACCAACTGGTCACTATCTAACCCAATTGGCCCTTTGAAATAAGTCTCCTTATTGAAAGTGTTGACCCCATCCCAAACGTGATCATACTGTTCATGATCAGCCCCGGCCTTATGTGTTTCCAGAGCCAGCAGAATTGCCTGAATGTCCTGATCTACTGTTCCCGCGTTCACATCCCCTGAAACGTTGGCAATGAACGGGGCTGCCTTTTTCATTAAGTGTGTCAGTTTGTCTCGATTAGCCATTTGTTATCCTTAGGTTGAGAGGGTTTTTCCAATTCGCTGGTTTCATCTGTATACCGCCGTCTTTGCTCCACTCCATCCCATCGCAAAAGAAGTTTTTGGTCCCAAGTAGTGTCACGTTTTCTATCACTCTCCAAATGATTGGTTCGATAGATATCCACTTTCCTGTAGGGTCAAAGTTTTCTTCAACCGGAGCCCCCGTCCTGTAGTAGAGTTGGTTATCAGAGCGGATTTCGACAGCTGGATTGAGAGGTTCAGGCGGCTCCTTCCAAACTTCGACAGATCTGTCAGGGTTTACCTTGGCCAAGAGCCGGAGATAGTCTGAGGTCCCGATTGCTAGAAGATCCTCTGCTTCTGTGATGGCAGTGGTATCTCCGTTGCGATAACTTTCTGCATATAATCCGCTTCGATCATTGATGAACACACGGGAAAAGAACTGACCTGAGTCCGTAAGATAGTTTTGAATCTGTTGCGATGTTTCGGTCAGCACATTGTTGTACAGCCTGAAAGGCATGTCTTTTTCTGTTTCTACCCAGACATCTTCAGAAAATTCAAAGAATTTTCCAGCCCCATAGCCATTATTTGGATCCAGAGTGATGATCTGATAACTGGACTCATTCGACCAGGCGGAATTGAATGTCAGAAAATACTTTTCTCCTGGATTGAGAAGCACTGTTTCTGTAAAAGTTGCCTTTATCCAGCCCGCTGTAGAATTGATGCTGGCAGCATTGATAGTCGCGCTGCGGATATTGTCTCCAGGCAAACCAGCTGAGTCAGCTCCACATAGATTAATGTTTATATCCCCGGCTCCGCCGACTTTTCGAACGTGTATTGCTACTTCGGCAAGATTGATATCTGATGTGGCTGTAAAACTTTGTGCAACTTTCACTCCCTCCATTAGCGCAACAGAAGCACTGCCGATCGTTTGAAACGAAAGCGCCAATTCGGTGGGGACAAAACAGTACCGCCAGCCAAGCGTGTGCCACCATCCATAACATTCGATTCGAGCGGTTTTTTGTTGGCTCGAAACGACGTACACTCTCGGAAAGCTCGATTCGTTTCGCAGCCGTGTTGCCATTGAGATAGCCTCAACAGCATTCATCGACCCCCCACTTTCCAGTAGCTCCTTTACCCCGTATTTTGTGATTGAGTCTTCATCTGTGATCCAGGGCGATGTGCCTCGAATTCCAACCGTGTTTCCGCCTGCTGAGATCAGGTTGTAAGCAATTGCGATCTTATTGTTCATCTCATCCAAATCAACAACGATTTGGATCTTGTCATGCGGGATCTCGACGCGCTGCACATAACCCCACCACACCGGGTTCCCGTTCCCGTCATAGATCTCCACACCATCCCGCAGGTAGTTGATCAACTCAAAAAGCCTCTCCGGCTCACCGGTAATCTCAATTTCAGCCTTGTCACATCCCCCAAAAACTGTTTTGGTGTAGCGGGTTACTACCACTTTTAGACCTGCAGGAAGAACCTGTTCGGTAATCAAATTCCGCTGTAAGAATCTGACCTGTCTCATATGGACCACCTGCGGGGCCGATAGGTGCCTGTCACTCCAATAACAAAGTCGATCGGGGCGCTATTCATCGTTGTCTCATGCATGGCAAAGTAAAACAGATGGAAAGACATGGGTGTCAGCATCAACGATCCTATCATCTTGCGTAAACCCGTCTTTTTCCCGGCTGCATCTTCACTCCAGCCAGTATCCCCATCAATGACCAGCTTTCCACCTGGTACCACAGAAGTCTCCATGTTCACAAATCCGTCTTCTGCGAATAGCATCACATCATCAAAGGCCCATGCCCATGTCCCAGCATTTGTCGGTGTTGCCCAAAGCTCCAGTATTAGCCCTGATAAATCTTCTTTCCCTTCCAACCAGGGTGGCATGCGAAATTCAAACATATCCAGCCAGCTCATGGCATAAGTCTCTGATTCACGGACCCAATCCGTTTCCCAAAGCATGGTTGCTCCGGAGACGATCTTCAATTTGTATTTGAAATTGGGATAGGTTCCGGTGAAATAGGCCCGCAATAGCATCCTTAGCCGTTGCCCTCTCATGGCAGATATTAGGGCATCTGATATATTCCAACGCAAAATTGCCTGTGCAGTTCCATATGTTAATTGACCTTGGGCTACGGCGCCGCCACTGGCTATTCCGGAGGCAACCGGTGTAATCCCAATAGCGCTTTCTGCTTCCAGCATCCAACCGCTGTTCCAGTTCGGTCTCGTCTTATTCATCCCGATCCACAAGTACCCAAGTGATTCCGTGTACAAGTTTTCAATTGTCAACTTCACGGGTGTCGGCAAATCACCAAGGATCATATTACCGGTCACATAAGCAGAGTTGATCCTTTTGTTTGGGACTGTACCGACACCATCGTTTGCATTAAACACGCGTGTTGGATCGTCTGAATTTAGATTGCCGATTGGCAATGTGGTTTCCGGACCTTCCCAGAATGGATCCCGTTCGAAAGATATCTCAACATTGCCTCTGCCGCGTTGGTATTCTCTGCTAATGGCGCTGCTCAAAGAGACTGCTCCGTTATAGATCCGGCTTCTCCAGGCAGTCTCACTTTCAGCAACCTTGTATTCCAGGTACACTTTTTCCTGAGCTGGGTCATTTGACCGGGCTAGTTCAAACCATCGGTTCAGCTGTTGGATAACTGCTGAGATTGAGCTTCGTAACTGTACTTTTACTGATTCGGTTACTGTTTTCGCTTTTACATCGATTGTCGGATAATATCCAGACTGCAAGAAGTACACAGCTCGATCATTGAGATCAATCCGTGTAGTGCCTGATACAAATGCCAGGTTGCTTCCCATTACCAACCCTCTGAAACTTTCCTGGCAACTTTGTTTGCCAACAACTCATAGTCAATTGGTTCGCTCGGGTTGACATTGATAGTCACTGGAGCTCTCTCCACAACAGCTGCTTGACCAACGCCGGCAAAAGCAGGCTGCATGCCTATCCCGGAAATTCCTGTTTCCATTGCCGGCATCAGCCCTGCGATCGTCATGCGCATTGACCGCTCAACCACATCCATCTCGCCTAGAAAACCAACCCCGATGCCTTGAGCGATAGGAGCGCCGATCCCTTTAGCCCAAACTCTGGAAGGTGAGTTTGCATCGATTTCTTCCTGTCCTGAATTAAAAAGCCCTTTTAAAAGATCCTTAAAGCCACTTACCAGATTACCCCAGGAATCTTTGATCCCCTGCCAAATACCGTCTACAATATTTTTCCCCAGCTCCACAAGGTTACTGAAAGCTCCTTTGACCCCGTTGATCAAATTGGTCATAAGTTCCCGACCTTTTGAGCTCATCGTGCTTAGCCATGTTCCTATACCATCAACGACATTCTTTATCGAGTCTGATCCGCTGCCCCGCAATGCTGAAAACAATCCTTTGATCCCATCGATCAGGCTCTCAATGATTCGTTTCCCGGAATTGATGATCATCGGTAATGCTTGTACAAGCGCACCTACGATGGCGATGATGATCTCCGGTGTATATCCAATCAAAACCGGCAATGCCTGCACCAGGCCATCCACCAAAGCGACAATCATCTCCAGAGAGGCCCCAATTAGCAAGGGCAGGTTCTCAATCAAAACAATGACGACCTGGGGAATAATTTCCGCGATCGATGTCATCAGCTGCGGAAGCGCTTGTGCGATTCCATTGATGATCGTCACGATCATTTCAACCGCTGCCGGGATCAACTCCGGCAGTAACTGCCCGATCCCTGCAACCAGCGACAAGATCACATCCGTACCAGATTTCACAACACCAGGCAGAGCGGCTGCCAGTCCAATCACCAACTGCATGATCAGATCCGGCGCTACCTCCAACAGCATCCCTGCCATTGACGATATTCCATCAATCAGGCTTACCACGATCCCAATTGCTGCTGGGATCAACTCTGGCATTGCTGCCAGTAATGCTGCCAGTAGCCCTTTGATTAATCCCAGACCGAGCTCCAACATTCCAGGAGCCTTAGAAGCCAAATCTGTAAAGATTGTGCCCAAAAGATCTCCAAGTTGCGGTCCGATTTTAGACATGTCTCCGTCAGATCCAGACAGTATGGCGGCAAGTTGGCCCATCCAGCCTTTTGCCATACCGGTAATTCCCTGGAAGGCAGGCAGCATCGCCGCCGAGATCGTCCCCATCATCCCTTGAGCTCCCATCTTGAGCGATTCGAGTTCATCGCCAAAGCTTTCCAGCCCATTCACAGCATCCTCTTCCATCACAGCACCCATCTCGTGAGCTTCTGCCTTCAAGGCATCCATTTCTTCAGCCGATGTGTTGATTAACGGGATCAGTTCCTGGTAAGATTTTCCAAATAAATTCTGCGCAATAATTTCTTTTTGTGTTTCGTTTTCGAGCTGTCCCAGGGCATTGAGGGCTTCAAAGTAAACATCGTTGGAATCCCGCAATGCGCCATTGCTGTCTGTCACTGATACACCCAGGGTCGCCATATCCTCTGCCATTGGCCCGACCCCGCTATTAGCCCCCTCGATCACATTCGTAAATTTCGCCATGCTCTTTGTGATCGTTTCTACGTCCAGACCCAACAAGGTTCCCGCGTAGTCCAGCTCCTGGATCTGAGTGATGGTCAAACCTGTTTGGGCTGACAGGTCCACCAATCCGCCGGCAGCGTCTGCGGACTTCATCACCATTGCCGTCAGCCCTGTCACAGCTCCCATCGCGGCTGCACCAACTGCAGCAACAGCTTTACCAACTCCCGCCAGGACGTTCCCAACCCCCTTACCAAGATCCTTCAGGGTGTCACCGAACTTTTTTGCCTCCTTCTCTGACTTGTTGGAGGCTTCACCGACCTTGTCTACCTCTTTTCCGGTCTTCCCCGATTCATCCCCCATTTCTTCCAGGGCTTTTTCGGTATCTTCCAATTCTTTTGTGTATTTTCCGACCGAAGTTTGAGCCTTATTGTATTGAGTCTCTAATTTAAAAGCTTGGATGGAATTTTCACCTTCGGCTTCTGCTACTCTCTCATATTCCTCTTTTAGGACTCTGGCTTTTTCTTTTTGAACTGCTATCATCTGCCCAAGAGACTGCAATCTACTTTCCAGACCTTCAGATGATTCTTTCCAATCTCCCATACCTGAAACACTTGCATCGAAACCTGATTCAAGTTTCTTCATCTCAGCGGTTGCACGAGCTAAGCTCTCGGTGAACTTGCTTGCATCTAGTTTCAATGTTCCTGACGCTGCGTTGCCCATTTTTCTCCTAAACAGAATCCTCTGACATCCCTACAACGTTTTGACTTTTGAGGCTATCGAAAACGGCCTGAAAAAATTTATTTTTGTCTTCCGACATGGTTGCCCGGATATACGATCTTGCTGGTTGATCAGCTGTCCCATATTCCTGTACATTCCCGTATCTTGCGGTGTCCGCATCAACTTTGTATTTGCCTTGTCTCATCAACCCAATTTCGACTGTGATACTTCCATCTTCGATCTTGGCTGTGTCGATATGGATGTTTTTTTCGAGATTATGAGTGTCTTTTGGCGCGCGTCGTTTCATCCCTTGTTGAGCTACTTTTGCTCCTTCTATAATGGCAACTTTAAGCTTTTTGTCAAGCTCTTCTGCCTGGAGCTCTAGCTCTCTGGCCATTTCTGACAAACCAGACATGTCAAATTCTGCATGCATCACCACTCCACTTCATCTGCAAAAACCTTCTTCGGTTCCGGACCCCTGCCAATGTGCCTCATCAAATCAAACAGGCTCACCGCGTCCGTCCGGTCTATGTCTGCCAGGGACCATCCAAATACCTTGATCAGGGTCATTTGCATGTCCAGCAGCACCTCCAGCATGCTCCGTTCATCCTCCGGTTCTATTCCACCGGAGGAATCGTAGGGTTTTCGTCACCATTTAGTTTGGCAACGATCTGCCGGATCACTGTTACCACTTCCGAGAGTTCTGCATTATTCAGAAGCTCTTCCCGGCTGAACTTGTTGCCGAAGAACACCACCACGAAATCTCCCAGGTTGTCGATCGTTTCTTGACTCAAATTTTGCGTGTCCTGAAGATTCTCCACATAGCCTTGAATCTTGACCGCCTCTTTAAGCAGGCGGAAGGGCACAAAGCTCTGGCGGTAGGTTTTCCCATCATCACTGTTATCATCATACAAAGTTAATTCAATTGCGAACTTCGTCATCATTTCTCCTGTAGAGGGCGGTCCGTGACCGCTCCTGCGCTACCCCCAACCTGGGGCTGTTTGTGTCCCACCCCCTCCGAGGGTTGTCCTCTCCTCACCCCCACCTGGGAGGGGGATAAAGGGGGTGGGTCCTGTTTCAATTGCACTTCTTACACTACCGTAGCCGGTACATTTACCTGGGTGAACCAGGCAGCACACAACGCTGCAGATGCTGTTACATCCTCATCTGCCCGCACGACCTTGACTACTTCTGTCACTCCCGTTTTGGTCGTGAACGGGTGGATGGTGTACACAGCGGTGTAGGTCAGCTTTGCCAGCTTAGGCGCTGGGTTGGCTTCCAGAGTCGCAAATTCTTCATCACCGATCTCGAACTTCCCTTTGAGATACTGGATGTATCGATACTTCCCGTTCGATTTCTTGCTCCTGAAACTGAGCGCCATATCCGGCGCATTGGCAGCACTGCCTTCGATCAACATCCCATTCGTGACGTTGAGTGTTCTGCCAGTCAAGGCCGCGATTGTCTCCAAGGGTAGATTCGTGACCTCTATCTCGATCTTGGTCTCGCCCTCTGCAGTTGATGTGTCAAACACGCCATCATCTGCATATTGGGTGTTGATGCTTTTGGTTGTGCTTGGCTTTGCAGTGGCAGCCGGCGCGAGCGCCACCGGGGCCCCTGGGGTATACGCGGCAGCATCATCTGCTGTGATCGGCGCGTAATACAGTTTGTCGAGCCCAATCTGGCTCTTATATTCTCCTGGTACGATTGCCATTGTTACTCCTTCTCCTCGTAATAGAGGAAATCCTTACTTTGGCCATAATGGCCTGTTTTTTCGTTGTAGTCCATGTCTCTTTCAGCCTGGAAGTAAAACCCAGCTGTCAACATGGCTGTTTCCACATCGGGGAAACTTTCAAATCCACTTCGTGACCACAAATTCAGCTGAACCAGGTGGCTCCGCGCTGTTTCGTGATCGTCAATATGATTTTCTGGACCGGCTGAGATGACCTGATGGGTAATGTACTGATCTGGCCATGTCTCACCGGTTTTTAGAGTCAGCCGATTATTGGCCACTTTAATTCCCAGCCCAGCCAGGGCATCTTTCACCTTCTGCCAGATCGTCATTCCAAATCTCCAAGTTCTTTCTCGAGCACGGACTTCATTGCCTTTGTGATCTTGCTTTTATCTTCTTTCATAGTCGCCCGTTGGTACGATTGCGCACTGACACTGCTGGATCCATACTCCTGAACGGTACCGTACCGAACCACCTCACTAGGGGCATCTATCAATCCGATTTCAACAAATGAAACGTTGCCATCCCGCTGAACCTCACCCTTTTTCAGGTGGTCATACAGCTTTCCGGTTTTCTTTGGCGCTCGCTGCTGCATCCCTTTCAAGACCACATCAGCCCCAGCATCAAGCATTTCTCCAGCAACATCGTCAATCCTGGTCGCTTCCAGAGTGGCCAACTGCTCCATCATGTTCTGGAGTGCTTTTGGCATGCTCAGTACTGCTTTCATCAGCCAACTCCGATCCGGCTTACCTTCAGCTCCAGCCATTCGTTCCGTTCCCGTATGTTGTCGATTGAACGGATCTCCCAGGTCTGATTCCCGTAAAGTACACGCCAGGTCTCGTCCAGTCCGGGCACATATCGCATGAGCAGAGTCGCTGCTTTAGTAGCTCCTGCTGCATCAGCTTGCCAGGCTTCTTCTCCGTGGGCATTGATCCACCGGCACCAAACGCTTTTCCGGGTACCGGAAATGAGACTCTTGAAACCGCCGGCATCTTCCTGGTAAACACGTTGCTCCAGCTCGATCTGGGTCCGCAGCTCGCCCGGGTTGGTGATCGCATTGCCTATTCTCATGCGCTCAGCTCCGCAAGCTCCGTGAGCCGTCTCGCTTCAGCTTTCAACTGCAGTAAAACTGCGTTCAGACCAAAGCTGAGCACCGATTCAGATCCCAGCTGAGCTGGATTTTCATACCATTGAACTAAAAGCATCCTGGCTGCCGACTTGGCAGTCGTGTTGATCACTTCATCCTGGGTCCACAACCACCCGGTCGCGTTTTCAATATACGCGTCCACCGGATCCAGCAGATCCAGCATGTTCTGATCATCAATTTTACAGCGCAAAACGGTTGCTGCTTCGGTCGGGGTCAGGATGCTTGTCATTACTTCACCTCAGCCTTTTTGGCCGCTTTCTTTTGGCCAGACTCGGCGGTGGTGTCCTTCAGAGCTGGACCACCTCCCGTCTGTTCTTTTGTCTCCATGACCACCCAGCCAGTTTCCAAATACACTGCCAGGGCGTCAGGATGGACATCCATACGATATCCATCCTTGGTCACGGGTATAAACTGCACCTCAGCCATGACAGCCTTAGCTCAACCCAATGGCGATTGCCTCTGGGTCCAAAACAATTGCGCCGTACATGATCGAGACTTCGTCCACGATCTGGCGGTATTCTGCGTAGCGCCGGACTTCAAACACCAGCCCGGTGTAAGGATCCTTGATGCTGGTGGCATCGATGGCGGCGTCGCCTTCTCTGGGGACCTCGGGCAATCTTGCGCCCAGGCCCAGGGCCGATTGGTTGAAAGCGAAGTTCGGTGTGTACTGGTGAATGCTCACCGCTTTGGCATCCGCGGCCGCGCCCAGCAAACCGGGTTTGCCGATCGAGAATGTTCCTGCAGACTCAATGCCTTTGGTGACCACGTACTTCGAACCGGATGGTTCGTCCGCGATCGAGATCACATCCCCTGCCAGGATGGTTCCGGTACCGGTCTTGACCTTGATGTCGGTTGCACCTACAGCGAGCGCACCGTCAATGACGTAATTGGCGCCAGTGCCCTTGGTGTGCTTGGTAAACTGATTGGACTCGTACAGGTTGAAGCCCTGGATCCGGGTCAGGTAGCCGTTTTTCATCATCTGGTCGTCGCCGTACTCGTTGGCTTTGTACAGCATGCCCATGTATGCGCGCATGGCTTCTGCAGTTGCTGTGTTCAGCACCAGCGAAAGCTCACCGTTAGAGCGGTCGTTTTTAGCCAGGATACCCCACAGCTTTGCAAAGTACTCCATGTTGACAGTGCTGGCAGTGAAGGGCACGGTGTCAGCAGTGCCAAAAGCCCGGCTGGCATTCAGGATCGCCACGCCTGCCAGGTAACTTTCGATCCCGGCTGCCAGCTTGTCGAATGCCTGCAGATACTGGTTTTGTCGGCGGGTTGCCATCGCGGCATCGCCGATTGCTTCTGAGGCTTCACCGGTCACTGGGATGCGCACACCCTTGCGGGCAGCCATCGTATAGGTGAGCGGGGCAGCAACATCGGCGGCGGGAGCGGGCAGGGTCGCGGAAGGTGCAACGTCAACCGCGGCACCGACCTGCGGTACATCCCAAACCACACTTTGACCCAATGTCGCCCGGGAGAGCTGGCCATCCACCTGGACGGCGCGGATCATCCCAAACTGGCGCCGCGGGAACTCCGCGATGCCGGCATACAGGGTCGGGAACAAACTTGCTAAAGAATCAGGCATTTTTTACTCCTTTTCCTCAGTGACTTTGCCACCGCGTCTCATAAACGCAGCCTTCTCACTGATATTCATCCCGTCGAATTCCTCGCGGGTCATTGTGTTTTTGGCTGCTTCAATTTCAGCAGCTGCCTCGGATACAGGTACAAACAAGCTGGCCGTGCTATCAGCGAGATCGCCGGCTTTGGTCAGTTTGTTGTAAAGGTCGATCGCCTTTTGTGCTTCGGCTTGAGCCTCGTCCAGCGCGGGCTCAAGAGCCAGAGCAGCATTGACGTCTTCCTCGGTGCCACCTAGGAGGGTTTCGATCTCCTGGGCCTTGTCATTGACGGCCTGGGTTCTTTTTTGAGCCAGGTCATACGCACTCTTGAATGTGGTCATACTCTCATCTCCTTGAGTTTTTTGGTTTTTTCGCGCAGTGCCTGGACGGCTCTCTCGCGTTCTATTTCGCCCTGGTCGGGCTCTGTATCGGTGGCGTCTTCCGGCACGCTGGTTGCCGGCTCCTCCGTAACATTCAACATATTTTTCACTGCCTCCGGCACCTCGCGGTAGCCTTTCAAGGCATTGTTCATTACTGGCAGGGAATCCTTTGCCATACTCGCAGCTCTGGCGGATGCTGGCTGGCTGATGACTTCATCCACAAACCCATACTCAAGCGCAGTCTGTGCGCTCATCCAGGTCTCATCTGCCATCATTTTTTCGATCTGATTCTGCTCGAGTGTGCTTTTTGCCATGTAGGATTCAACGATCCCTTTTTTCAGCTCTTTTAGCATGCTGATCGTCACCCGGTGATCATCCACATTTCCAATTGTGATCGTCCAGGGGTCGTGGATCATGAAAAAAGCACTGTCCTGCATTTGCACCTTTGCCCCTGCTGTGGCGATATAGGTTGCAGCACTTGCGCACAACCCGTCGATCTGGCAGGTTACCTTGCCTGGGTAAGACATAAGCATGGACCGGATCGCGCTGGCTGCCATCATGTCCCCACCCGAGGAATGGATCCGCAGCAGAACTGGTTTTCCACCAGCCTGATCCAATGCCTCTTTCATCGCATCCTGGGTCACATAACCCAAAGGCGGATGCACCGGGTCATAAAACCAGTAGCTATCCATGATGTCGCCATAGCAGTAGATCTCCACCTCACCGTTTCCTATGGAATCAAATGCCAGGGTTTGCCTGGTTTCAATGGAGCTTTCTTTTACTGCAGTTCTGTTCAATTTCATTCCGTCTCCTTGCCGGGCATGGTCAGCCCTTTTTCAGTGATCACCGCCATGTTTCCAGGGAAGTAATGTTGATCTCCACCTGGGTAGGGTTCCAGGTCATTGATCGCCCTGGCTTCATTCGGTGAATAAATTCCGTCTAAAATTTGGGTATGCAGAAACTCCGCTTGCGTTTTTGTGTCCAGCTGCATGATTGCCTTGCGCTCGAAGCGGAAGAAACCGGCATCCTGCTCTTCAGTTGCAAGCCATTTCAGCCTGGCATTCTGTTCAAACTGGACCAGGTAGGGGTTCAATGTGGTACCCAGGTAATCCAGCTGCTGTTGTTCGTTCGATTGGTACGATTGCTTGCCCAGGTTTAGCTTGTATTGCGGCAGCCCAAAGTAGTTTGCGATCTCAGTTTCTGTCGCCTGGATGCTCTCCAAAAACTGTACATCCGTTGCGTTCATCGTCACCTGTTTAAATTCGACAATGGCATTGTCCTGGACCATCACGCCGTCTGCAGCCGCTCCCAGGTAACTTTCTTTGACCTTGGCTCTGGCCTCTTCGCTGATCTGTCCGTTTACCTTCAAAACAGCGGTTGGCAGCAGCCCATTACCCATCAGTTTGTTTCTCGAGCTGTTTGCTCCTATTTGCCGGTTGATCGTGTCAGCGGCATATCCAATAACCCCGGTGCCATACAATCCCTTTTTGTCGGGGTTGATCATCAGGTGCAAAATCTCAGGATCGGGGATATCTTTTACCTCGCCGTTATCAAAGAGCGCCTGGTAGTACCGGTTGCCTCGTTTATCAAACACTGGCCGTACCTTGCCAGCTTCCAACTGATACAGTTCTGGATAAGAACTCACAGGCCGCCATACATACGCGTTCCCCATGCTCAGCAGGTCCAGTATCAGGCGTTTTTTGAAGACAAACGGGGTCTGCCAGCGGTTGGGTTCGATCTCAATCAGATAAGCCAAATTCCGGCTGTTTCCATCGGGCTTGATCCGCCTGGATCCGCGTTCCAGTCGTTCAAATTGCTGGAAGGGTAGAGCGGCAATATCGTCACTCAAAATGTTCATGCAGCGGTAGACGGTTGAAAGCTTCTTTGCTGTTTCAACCGTAACAGTTCCAATCGTTGCCATCGGCGGCCAATAGAGGAAATATGAGCTGTCGCCTGGCTGCATCTCAGTCGGAATCGGAGTAATTACTGCATCGTTTATTACCTTCTTTTTCACATTCCCCATCCTTCCGACATGATCCTCTCCTCGAGGTCGTCAGCCTGGTCGTAAAATCTCGCTCTGCACATCGCCAGCACCAAGGCCATGACCGGGTCGATTCTCTTTGTCCTGATCACACTCTTACCCTTGGTCTCCTTGACCAGCTTTTTCAAGCCTGAGCCATTGGTCGCAATTGAAGCATTGCCAAAGGTCCATCGCAGCAAGGGGCTGCGTTCATGGGTCAACTTTCCTGAGCGCATCAACTTTTCAACGGTGTCCATCGGGTCAGTCAGGACCGCAAAAGTACCCTGCTGGGTGACCACGTTCACGCCTTTCTTCATCTCTGCTTGGGTAAGCATGACAGCAAAGGCCGGATCTGATACCAGCTCGGATAGGTCGTACATCTCTTTGTATTCCAGGACCTTCTCCAGAATTGCCCAGTGGTCGATTGTGTTACCCTCGGTTACGTGTACGTACCCGCCCATCTCCCATTTGTCGTAAGGCACCTTGTCGTTCCGTACCCGATCCCGCAAGGTATCACGCGGGATCCAGGCATCTGTCTTGAAATGCCAGTGGTTCAGCCCTGGTTGAGGTGGAAACAACCTCACAATTGCTGAAAGGTCGGTGGTTGTCGAGGCGTCCTGCCCGATGAAACATTTCTTTCCAAGCAGCTGTTCATCCGGGATGTTTTCTTCCGTTTCGTCATACACGTCCAGGTCGATCCAGCTGGTAAGCTTGGTGGTCACCCACTGGTTCAGATCCAGCCAGCGGAAGTTCAGTTCTACGTCCGGGCTGTTCTTTGCCCGGTTGGCTGCATCACGCATTGACTCGATATCTTTGGCAACTCCCAGCGATGGATTGGCTTCATACCAGTTATCCTCGTTGTAGATATCCTCTCCCTCGTAGGAGTAGATTGCTACATACCAGGACGGATCTGAGATCTCACCAGATGCAACCTTCATGGCGTAGTCATGCAGCTCCCAACCAATGCTGACCCTGTCAGGATCCTTGCCTGCAGTAGTGAAGTTCCACCAGATTGGCTGAGCACGGGAAGCTCCGGATCCGTGGGTCATTACGTCCCACAGCTCACGGTTAGGCTGGGCATGGATCTCATCGAAAAGCACCGCAGAAGGCTTGTACCCATGCTTGGTGTAGGCCTCGGAGCTCAACACCTTGTACCTGGATCCACTTACCTTATCAGTGATTTTCTTGTACGAATCCCTTACAGCAGATCGTTTCAAAAGGGCTGGAACCAGATCTAGCATCTTACTGGCCACATCGTAGATAATGGACGCTTGATCACGATCTGCAGCGCAGCCATAGACCTCGCCGTTGATTTCACCGTCCGCATACAGATGATAAAGTGCCACACCAGCACCCAGCTCACTGTTGTGCGTCGGGATGAACGATTCGCTTGCCAGGTATAAACGGGATGCAGAATCTACCTCGATGCACTTCACTGGAACAGATTCAATCGGTTTACATGATCTAATATAAATCCGGCTGTTCCTGGTATTCTTTCCAGCTGACGAACTCTGGCGGTCAATATCCCTCTGTATGCGAAAAACAGGGATACCGGCATTAGGGTGAAATAGCACGCGGTATTTTTCACCGCAATCTTTTCCATACAGAGCTGCTCGCCCTGTTGTGATCGTTGCCTTGAACCCTAAGGAGCGTGCTAACATTACAACATCATTTGCAAGCCTTTTATTGGTGTTGGAAAATTCACACTGGCCTTGTTTGGAACAATATCCATCGCTGTCCATCAACCCTCGCAGAAGCTCAAGCCGCTGCTCGATGGATGCGAACATGTACATTTCCGGGATATGTTTGTTCGTGAATACGTCCAGGCTCCGTAAAACCGGATTAATGCCTTTTACCCAATAACCATAATTCCCAAAACTTTCACGATGCTCGACCTCATAACCAAGTTCCCTCAGATAGGAGAGCGGCTCAGGGTCGGCGATTGTGATCCTGGAATCGCGTGAATTACCATCCCCAAGCCACAGACCTAACAAATATGGGGGAAGCGGTAAATCTTGTTCTGGAGAAGAAATCGCTTTGGCCAGTTCAACGCGGTGGTTTAGTCCATTGAGACTATTTATTGATGCCGCTATTTCGCTGGTAGTGCGAATGGCGGTTTTCGCTTCTGGACGGCGAGTGGTTGTCAGCCACTGGTGGTCCGCGTCTGCTACAATCTTTTGACCGTTTGCGAATTGCAGCTGATAGCACGGTCTCCCGGTCATGATGTTGGTCGTTGCAATAACGTTGCAGGGCTGTCCGAGCTCGTCAAATACCTGGTCGCCAACTTGCAGATCAGCAATTTCTCGCCATCCCTGTGGCGTTGGGATGAGAGTGTCGATTGCCAGGGCTTTCCCGTTCTTTTTTGGGACCTCGATCCAGATATAACGGTACTGACGGGTTCCATCTTCTTTGACCGTACCGTACACGTCCCGCAGGATCTTCTCTTCCCAGGGCAGCAGTGTGAACGGTTGACCAAAGAACTTCCCGTCGGTGTGTTTCAACATCGAGAAGAAGTTGCAGACCCGGTCAGCCTTCGCTTTATCAAACATTATTCCCCTTCTTTGCGATAGCTTCAAACTGGACCACTGGATCGTTCAACAGCTTTTCCATCTCATCCATTGGATCTGCTTCATCAGCTCGTTCTGGAACTACTCCAGCTCTGGAGCGCGGTGTAAGGTACATCTGCTGCTGGTAACCAAGCAGGCTCGCTCGCTTGCGGTCCAGCCTGGCATCGATATCCAGGACCGTCTTGTAGGCTAGCTGCACCTTGTTCACAATTTGAACCAGCTGCTTTGCCAGAATGTCCCAGGACCCGTCATCGTTTACTTTGTAATCAACCATGTGGCGCCGGTGCAAAAGCACATCCTCACGCCGATCCTTCCAATCATCCAGGGCTGCCTTCCTCATAGTCAGCAGATCGTGTTCTTCTTCCAGGGTGAGACAGTAAGCAATCAGCAGATCCCGATCCTGGCTGTCAACCCGCTCAGCTTTCAGGCTTTCAAACTCGCGCATCAACCTTCGCCAGCTTTCCCTGGCATAAGTGTGACCTTTTAGTTCTTTGGGTGCTGAAGCAGGCAAATTTCTGCCCGTTTTATTCGCGATTTCTGCTGAAATTCGCTGATTTTTTTCTTCCAAAGTTTCGTGTCTGACCACTAAATCAGCTGGTTTTTTAGCAGGCATTGGAATTCTCCACATTGGGATTTTTTTTCGTGCTGTTGACCACCTGCGCTCGACACCCTCCGATCGAAAACTTTTTCATCCCCCCCTCCCTACTTCTTCGACAGTTTTCTTGGAGTGGCAACTTGGGCACAATGCCTGGAATGGTCCTTCCCAGAATTTTTTTGCATCACCTTTGTGTGAAATAATATGGTCCACATGTTCTGCTGGTGTTGCAATGCCTATGCGCTCACACGAGGCGCACCAAGGGTGGGAGGCCAGGTAAGCAGCACGAAACTTCTGCCACCGTCGGTCATACAACCTCTGCCGGTTCCGGTCTCTCGTCCATCCACCTGGCATGGAAGCATGCTCAGGGCACCGCCCACTTGTCACCAGGTTGGGGCACCCAGGATACGAGCATGGTCGCAGTGGACTAGTTCCCACAGTCCCCTCCCACCAGCCGCTTCACTTCCAGCCGCAGGCTCTCAATCTCCCGCCCCATCGTTGCAATCTGCTGGTCCTGCTCTCTGATCTTCTTGTCTTGTTCCCGAATACTCTTATCCTGTTCCCGGATCTTCTTATCCTGTTCAGCGACTTTCGAAGTCTTTTCACTCAATTGAGCCGACAATGTCTCCACATCCTCGCTCAACTTGCGTGCCTCTTCCCTGTACTGATCGCGTTCTGTCCGATAGACATCCAGTTCCGCCTTCAGTTCTTTGTTTGCTTCAACTTCATCATTCAGCCTCACGTCCATCGTTTCGACCCATTCCTTCAGTTCCTTCACTTGCTCCTTGGAAGCGGAATGAGATGTTGTAACAATCGCTGTCACTATCGATCCAATAGCTGTCAACACCGGGATCGATGCCGCCAGGATGATCGTCCAGGTCTCAGCACTAATCACAGCTATTACGGCTCCGAACAAGTGCGATCCGCTCAGCCAGCGCGATCACAATGATCATCAAGACAGCCGCCCGCCCATCGATCTTTCCAATCGATTCGTGCGTCAAGGCGGCGTTTGCAAACTCACATGTTCCATAACCAAGGGGAATGCACTGCACCATCCAGAAAAACCGAAAAGGCGATTTCGGATTCTTCCGGATCGCCTTTACATTCACAACCATAAACGCCAGGCAGGCAATTGCCAGCACCATCGCCAGCACGTCTGCAACCAGCTCCTGGATGGCCAAGTCCATTTAGAGAATAAAGTCCCGTGCAGCCTTGATCTGCTTGACCTTGCTGGTTTGGGGTGAAACGGTATAAGTACCAGCATTGAAGATCAAAGCCTGGAAAAACGCATAAACTGCACGTTGCCAGGTGATCGGGTTAGCAGATGGGATCAGTCCATTGTTGACCAGCAGGAAGATCGTTACAGTAACGATCGCCATCCCACCGATCATGATTCCACTCTTGATCTCCGACCTCAAACCTGCATACCAGGTCGACAATGCCGGAAAGTAAGATGCCAGCAAGCTTGCGATCACAGCGATCACAGCGATGATCATCTCAGGGGTAAATTCAATTGGTTGCATCAACTCCATCCTTCTCCTGGTCTACCAGGAATTAAAAAGAAAAACCAACCACGGCATCTCTCTCAAGATGGATGGTTGGTTGGAAGCCAACAAACGCCTTCTGGCATTCTTGCACCGCCAGATATTCGGTTTACTGCCTATAATAATACCAGATATAGGGGGAGAATACAAGTATTTCCCCTATGTAGATAGCCCCTAATGCACACCCCGATTACTACTTGGGACGGCGTGCTTTGGATGAAAGACAGTTTTTAATACTTAGTCAATTATTCTTTTCTCATTTCAGGAGTATCCTCAAAAAATTTATTATCTCTCATGAATAACCTTGTCGGCCACCAACGGAAAACTCCTACTTGGTCAAATAAGCCTTCTTTGTATGACACGACTCTTACCGTGTTTCCTCCTATGAGAGCAAGTATTACTTGGCCATCTTTTGGTAGCTGTCTCTCAGGGTCATACCCGTTATAAAAGGGGAAATACTTGTCAGCCTGCGCGGCCATTTCTTCATAATTTGTCATCACTCTCCTTTGTCTATAGTTCAATTCTTTATCAAATAGAGCAACCTCAATTAATTCAAATCTATCTCCAGCTGCCCAACATCTTTCCCCTGCTTTGCTTCTGCCTTTTTGAATGGGTTGACCGTGTCAGCCGGCAGCTTCAGTTCCTTGCCGTGAAACCATTCATGTATCGATAATAGCTGGATCCTGGGGAATGCCGTCGCCTCGGTGTACTGGTACTCTCCGGATAACGCCGCTTCCCGCCTCATCTCAGCCGTCGCCTCCTTGAGTGTGATCAGGATCCCCATCGGCGCATCCTCCCTTAGCAGATCACCCTTCAACCTGGCAACATCCCCCCGGTTTGCTCCCCCGCCTTTCACCTGGACAATGATCTTGCGCAGTTTAGGGTTGGAATAATCCACCTTTTCTCTGAAAAGGATGATCCCATCGATTCCTCGATCTGCACCCTTCTTAGAAACCCCACTGGGTGGATTTGCTCCAACAAGCGTGATTGCCCAGTCCTGGAAGGCAAACTTGTCTTTTTCAGCCAGAGCTGCCGCGGATTCATAATCCATCGGGATCCCATCGATTGTGACCTTGATCCCTGGATAATGGTTCTGCATGCGTTCTCTGATCACATTCACAGCTTGCATGCTGATATCGATGCCGATCCAGTTCCGCTTCAATCGCTCTGCTACGGCCACGGTGGTTCCGCATCCGCAGAATGGGTCCAGCACCCAGTCGCCTTCGTCGGAGGAGGCTTTGATGATTCTCTCAAGTAGTGCTTCGGGCTTTTGGGTCGGGTAGCCCATTCGTTCGGCAGCTTGAGAATTGATAGGAGGTATATCAGTCCAAACATCGTCCAATCGAACGCCTTCAATTTCGTCGAGGTAATGCTTGATCCTCATTTTCCCTTTGGATGTGTGATAAATTTTGCCTTCTGCAAGAAGCCGATCTATCGTTGCCTGAGTCGTAGCGGTTCCTATCTTCTCGTCCTTGAATCTTCTGCCGTTCTCATCAACTTTATTAAAGCGTGACTGTAAGTATTCCGTGCTATAGGGTACGAATATTGGGTTATAAACAAAATTCTTTGTCTTGGAATAAGACAAGATAACGTCGTGACTTTGACCAATACTTTTTTTGCCCTTAAAGCCACTCGGGGTCATTCTTTTCCAAATTATTTCATTCCTGAAATTTTCCTTACCAAATATCACATCCATTATCATTTTGAGATAATGACTTGCAGTCGGATCACAGTGCAGATAGATCGATCCGGTCTCTTTCAGGACTCTATGCAGCGGGATAAGCCTGGCTGTCATGTTCACCAGGTAGGCCATCATTGGGGTGTCTCTCATGATCTCAAACAAACTCTGCATCAGGATGGCGATCTGAGGATTGTTGCTTTCCTTTAGATCATTGAACAGTCGAATGGTGGGTGCTGACCATTCCCAGGTGTCCTCAAACGCCCGGATCTGCGCCGAAGCGTCCACCTGGCCTTCTTTGAACAGAACGTTGTAATTTCGGTTTGAGTTGAAGGGTGGGTCCAGGTAGATCAGGTCGAAAAAGTTGTCGGGAAATCTTTCCTCTATAACCTGCAGGTTATCCCCAAAATAGAGCGTGCGGTTTTCGAGTGACATGTGCGTTACCTCCTGGATTGCCGTGGTAACGCACATTATACACCGACAGGAGAGGTAAGCCTTAGGATTTCTGCTCCTTCTGGTTGATGAGTTCCGCCAGCGCCTTCGTCCCCATGTCCCAGTGGAACTCCCGACCACATTCAACGCACACGCCCCTCCAGAAAGTGGTTGCGATCCCATTCACAATCAGCATCTGCCGGCCCTTGAATTCACTCAATTTTCCGACCTCACGGCCGCATTTCTGGCACTCGATAATCACAACCACTTCTTCTGTCATTCCTACCATTCCTTCATCGGATAATTGATCACTTCCCCGGTATAACGTTCAAGATGGCTCACCAGGGTGGCAATCCGGGACAATACGTCTGAAGTCATAGAATACTTCTTCCACCTGATCGAAACATAGAAGTTTTTTCCAACACCGCTGACAATCGCCACTGTATCCCGGTTAAACTCCACATTGCGGGTCCAGCCGTTTCCGGTAGTCTCGATCTCACTCAAACTAAGCCCACCATAAAGTAACATCATGCCACCTTCACTGTGGAGTTCAATTCTTCCAACTTGCCGGTAATCTCTTGCATGTCATCAAGCGTCAGGCTGAAACCTTGCCCCTGTTTTGTCGAAAGAAACCAGGTACCAGTTTCGTCAGGAAATAGGTTACCAACGATGATCATGTTTTTCCAAACCGAATAGTTATCTATTGCCAATCTCACGAATTTTACTGGTGATTTATCAGCCATTTTGCACGCTCTCTCTTTCACGTCGTATGTATGCCGGCTCATCAGATACTTCGTCGATGGTTGCTTCGACTCTCGGAATAAGTATCCCTTCTGGAAGCGGTTCTCGGATCTGCTCTGGGTACTCATCCCAGCTGAATGGGATCTCGAACAAATTCAACCTGCCTCTCACCACAAAGGGGTCGATCTGACGGATCTTGCGCAGGATCCAGGCGAAATTACCCTTGTCATGCCAGTACTGATCTATCCGTTCCTTGGGTTCCTTGGTGCAAGCGATCAGATCAGCTACTGCCAGCACCTGCCCAAAGATCAGCTGATCCGGGTCGATCCCGATTCCGAATGTCTGCCTCACATACTCCAGGTCTCGTTCCAGGTCTTCCTTGCTCTTGCTTGCATGAATTAGGAGATCTCCTCGGTGGGCTGTGTACCACTTTCTGTTTTCTACCGTCTTATACCCATTGGCAATCAACCACGCCCAGGGTTGCTTGATGCTTATTGCTTTCATGCTTCCACCTCCGCTCTTTTGCACAATCCCTTTACAAAATCTTCCAGCTGTCTTTTGGCTTCTACCGAAGCTGCTGCCTTTACCTTCACATCTTCCTGGTCAAAAGTTGTCCCACCAAGACACTTCATGTACTCATCACGCGCGTCTTCCCAGGCATAGAGCAGGCTATAAAAATTCGTGAGCTCATCTTCGCTCATTTCCGTGCGCTTGACTGCCTGGTATTTATTATCCATAATGCTTTCCCTCTCTATCATTTCAAATTTCTGTTTTCTGGCTTTACATACGCCATCCCTAATTCCCGGAAAACATCAGTCTCCTCGGGGGTGTCCAATAAATTACCTTCCCGCGACAACCGTCCATCCAAAAAGCGCATATCATCCGGACACCATCCACCCCGACTGACCTTGGTTACCATCTTGCGCGAGAATTCAACTGATCCCGTACGGATCAGAAAGATACAGCCCCACGTTTCAGGTGTGCACAAAAAGAGATCCACGTTCGGTCTGTGTGGTAGTCTCGGCGTTCCCTGGTAAACAAATTGGATGTACTTGTCACCAGCTTTTATAGGCTGGTATCTGAGTTGGCCCATTAGCTCGAAGATTACTTCCATCGGAGTCGTTTCGGTAAAACCAAACAAACCAACTTTAGTTTCCCTTAGGATCCCTACGAGCTCAATGTCGCCTACCAGTTTCTTTTTCCTTCGCAAGCTCCCGGCGATCTCCAACCGATCAAAATGAACTCCTAGACTGTTCACCAGGTCAGCTGCCACCCCAACCGCATTCGCATATAGAATCTTCATCCCTTCACTCATTTTCATCCTCGATATTTTCTTCCTCGTGATTTAGCCGCCAAAGCGTCACGCCAACCTGGACTGTGAAAACCAGAACAATCCAGATCACCGCAATTGCCAGCACGGAACAAACCAAACGACCGGCAAGCTGTGCCAGGGTCACCATAGCTGCATCTGCTTCTCTCGCTGGTCCCGTGCCAGTGCGCTTCCGGGGTTTGCGTTGGCAATGAGTGTCAGCTGCAACTTGTCCAGGATGATCTTCGCAAACTTCTTGCGGTTGATTCGGTTGCCATAAATAAACGCTCCATCCCAACCCAAAGCCAGGGCGATTTGGAACTCATTCAGCTTGCCTTCTCGCTCGATTCGAATGATCTTGGGTGCCATCTTTGCCGCAAAAGCCTGCAGCCCTTTCACGATCCCGATCTCAGCTGCGCTATCCACCAAAACCCGGATGATCACATCTTCCTTACGCGCCATTTTTGGCCATCCTTTGTTCTTGGTATGCGTAAGCTGTTACCAGCGGACAGGTACAAGGTCTGTTTCTAATCGATGTGGTCGAATATTCACCCTGGGGAATACACCTGGCTTTGGCATAAAACGCGCATTCCGGGCACAATTTTGGGAAATCCTTCACGTCAATGATCACGATTGCCTTGATTGCCTTTACATCGCTCATTTCGTCATCTCTTGGTATCCTGGTACGTAAGTACTGTCAACTCCACGCAAAACCTTACGCGCGGGATATCGTCCAGTCGCTTCCTCGGTAATGATTTCAAAACCACAATGCTTCACGATATCGGCATTCTCACGTAGTTCGGCGTTATCGGCTACCAACTCGGTAATACGGACTTGCAAGGCATCGAAATAATCCAGTATTTCTTTCGCATCCTCCGCATCACCTTCAAACCTTATGCCTGCGCCTGCTGCAATCCGCAATGCGTTTGTAAATCTGGCTTCAAAATTCTCGCTCATTTCGCCTCCTGCACATATAACTTTCTAAACCGATCAACCGACTTTTTCCGCTTCTCGGTCTCGCTTTCTGGGCGGATCCTGTTTTTTAGTCGGAATACAAACACACCTGGACCAGCACTTCCACCCATCCCGATCACCTGGTCAGCCAGCTGGTGCACTTGCTCCAGGGACCACTCCCCGGAGCGCACTGCTTCAGCCACCTGGCCATACACGGGCGCAAACACACCCATTCTCTCGAGTTTGTGTTCCAGATCCGGTCTGATCACATCGTGCCAGCCGTTCGACCGGTCTTTGGTCGTTGCCTTGTTTTTCACACCTTCTTGTCCAGATTTTTGGACTGCTTGTCCAGATTTCTGGACAACTTCCTTGCGCGGATTAACAAGAGCATAAGGAGGTAGGTTAATATCTTGATCAAGAGATTCTATATCTTTAACCTCCTCCTTAACAGAGCTGTCCAGATTTCTGGACAAGTTATCCACAGAGTTATCCACAGCTTTATTCACAGTTTCATTGTTCGTTTCTTCCGCTGCTTGAGCACCTCCATGCAGATAGATGGTGATCCGAGAATAGTGAGTACTGCTGGACAGCAGCCAGCCGCGATCTCTCAATATCCCCAGGTGCCCGTATAGTGCGGATCTAGATAGTCCTGTCACCTCCATTAGTTGGTCAATCGTAAAATCTTGGGATTCGCTTTCCTGACCCCACATCAGCCCTCTCACTTGCACGTATGTCCTGAACACGCCCGATGGTACCGACGTGTG